ACTCATGAATCAAACTTGGATATATTCTAGAGCATAATATACAGGCTAATACTGCATAGCAAGTATGACCAGATGGATATGATGGTGTTTTTGTAGTCTTTGACTCAATAACATTTATCTTTTTCCCGAATATATCTCCTAGATATTCCGGTCTTACTCTGTTGAAATACTGTTTTACAGTCAAAATATAATCATCCAAAACTTCGTAATACTTTTTAAACTCTTCTTCGGGAAAATCTAATCCACGTTTAAATAGTGTTTGTTTAAATAGATATTTGGGATCTTTATCTACTATCTTTATGAGTTCTACTTGTGAATCTGATAGATTAGAAGTTAATCTAGATAGATAGTTCAACTCATCAGCCACTACTAAGCTGTTATTTAAAGGTGGGGGTTCTAGTATATCTTTCCAAGATAAATTGTACTTTACAGCAAACTTTTTGGGATTGTCTGTATATCTTAGTTCATTTATCTTATTGTTTTGTATGATGTAATCTATATCTTTTACGCTACTTAACACTAGAAACCCCCACTTTCATTACCAACTCTTACAAGCCCAATATCGGGCCTTCCATTTTGGACCCGGATTATCACAGTTATGTCTAGCCCTAAAACTCTTTCTGCGCTCTGGAATGTTCTTCTTAATTGTCATATTTGGATCACCAAACCTAACAATAACGACATTACCACTTTCGTTCTTGACATATACAGCAAATTTCTTAGGACCGCTTGGGGTTCTGAATGGTTTATTAAGTGTAACTTTTCTTCCTTGATATTCACTAGCTTTGCCCATATACATTAATACTCTGCCATCTTTTTCGTAATAACCCTTACGTCTGTATGTATAAACTTCACCAGTTTTTGGATCTTGATATTCATATGATCCTTCTTCTGTTTCCATTTCTGGTTCTTCTGTTTCCATTTCTGGTTCTTCTGTTTCTGTTTCAGATGGTTCTTCTACTTCGTCTTCTTTATCGGTATACTCATCCTCATACTTACCGGGTTCATAATACTTAACAAAGTCATAGACATTTTGTATATAAATTTCTGCTTTAGAAATCATATCTTTAGTCCAATCTTGAAACTCAACTGGCATATCCATACCTTTCAGTCTCATGACTATCTCCATCAGATGGTCGTGCATCTTTTGAATTTGTTCAACAGCCATTTCGCTTCCGTCACCAGATTGTGCTTTTTTCCATGATTCTGGATCTGGACGATCTGGATCTCCGGGTTTAGCGGGCTTATATTTTTTGCCCATTCTATCCCTCTTCTTGCGAATGTTTTCCCACAATCCGGGCTTTTCTGCCGCAATATCATATTCTTCTATTTCTTCGCCAAAATCTTCATACTCTGCCTGTAATGGAATATAAATATTTTCTTCAGTCAATTCCTCTTCATAACCAAATGACTCCATTTGTAGTCTAAAGTCTGCTTCTTCTACGCAACCGCAGTCGGCAGTAGCTTGATCTATACAAATGGCTACTCTTTGTTGAGAGCTTGGATATTCTTTTTTCATAACTTCACTACTCATGCAGCGTGAAACGAACTTATCTTTATCTTCATCTTTGTTTCTTTTAGGAATTGGCATAATTGTCTCCAAGTATTAGTTTTTTAGCGTCATTAAAAATGTTATCTAAGCTTTCTTTGGGTATTCTATTTCTAAAATAGTTGTATATACTTAATACCATTATATCATTTGGATCTCTTGTTATTTCCAACCATCCTATAAAATAATTCCAAATTCTATCTTCCAATACTAATCTGTATTTTACGCCTTCTGGTCTATTAAATCTATGTAACCATTCTAGCTTTGGTAAACATATGGCTTTCCCGCCGTTTCTGCGAAATTTTTCATGTATATAACCCTCTTCTCCACCAAATCCCTTAAAATGTTCATTAAAACCTAACCAGTTTTTAGTTTCACAAGAAAATAATCCTAATCCCATCATTGGTATTTCGAATGGTTCTCCAGTATCATAAGCTTGTTTATTTGTACCCCATACGCCAAACATATCACCACGCCAAATTGGATCAAATTGAGTGGAATAACTAGTTTGATCATCATATATCATTGGGCCTTGAATAATGTCCTTACAGTCTGGATTGTTTTCATAATAGTGCAACAGTGCGTCTAATCCACCATTTTTAATAAATACATGACAATCAATAGATACAGTATATTTGCTAGAAGAATTCCTAAAGATTTCATCTCTGATTGCTGTGCTAGTCTTACTGTTATATGGTATGTATTTACAGTTACCATGCATCCAGCCTACCATATTCTTAACGGATTGACCATGCTTACCATCTGGATTGTTGTCTATGATTAGAATTTCATAATCTATATTTTTCAATATATCATGATACATTCTTAATGCTTGAGTAGTAAAATATACTCCATCAAAATCATCATATGTAGCCATTCCTATTGTTAAAAGTTTGCTCATAATCAACCCGGAGCGGAATAAAATCCGATTTCAAAGCCTTCTCGCGTACAGTTTTTGATAGTTTTTTCTATCCCATTAGTTTTGATACTATTCTCTATATATATACACATGTTGGTTTCTGTTCCCGGCCAGTTATTTTTGCAATAATGGCATAATTTGGTACATTTCCAGTTTTCTCTATTTGGGGAAATTGGCTGTGGTTTTTCATTATTTTTAATGTCTAAGAATCTTTCCTTTAGCATCTCCAAAAATCTTTTTTCATCAGATTTATCAAAACACATGGAAAATGGACCACCATCCTTAATAAAAAAGATGCTCATTATTGACTGCTTGTATTGCGGGAAAAGCTTAGAAATTGCGTAATTATATAGCAATAACTGAGGATCTGAACATAATTTCCCATATGTTTTTTCCTCACCCGTAGCCCAATCTAACCTACGACCTGTCTTCCAATCAATTACTTCAATAATGCCTTCTTCTGTTTCTGTCACTAAGTCAATTGTACCCTTAATTGCTAATTGCCCCTTCACCTTTTGACCATTTACTTCGTATTCGTAAAAAGCCCAATCTTCATCAATCGGTATATCAAAATGAGGTTCTGCTGCAACTATCTTTCTAAGTCTAGGATCAAACTGTCCATCATTATATTTTAATGTATCCCAAACGAGCTTTAAGCACAAATCTTTATCGCCTTTAGTAAAAGTATGCTTAGATCCTCCAGTGTAGAAATCAAAACTTCTGGATAATAAATTTTCTACAGTGGAACTTTTAAGAAAATCATTTTTTTTGACAGATACTGTTTTTAAGGCATCGTCTTCTATTGTTAATGTTGCTTTCTTGGGATTATCTTGTTGGTACTTTTTAAGTTGAGCTAATGCTTCCATAACTTTGTGAACTATCGTTCCTAGTTCAGCTTTTTTCCCACTATCTGATTGATGACCTAGTACATATGTAATAAAATATTGCATTTGACAATAAGCATAATTATTATAACTAGAAGATCGTATATAGGTTACTAGCATTTAAATTCTCCAAAAAGTATTGTTTTTAAGTTCATCGCACAGAACTTCTAATGTCATATTATGATTGTCAAGTACTGTATCAAAATTGTGCCAATCAAATTTATCGCTATCTAATGATGACTCTGATTCAGAATCACTATTAAAAATGTTTCTAGTTAATCTTACAACAATTCCGCCATTGTCCTTGATAGCCTTGACTTCATTTGGAAATCTAACATCGGGAACAATAGCTAATTGAGAGTTTTCATGAAGTATTTTATTTATTGTTGCATATACCCAAGCGTCTGATCTTACTCGTCTTATTATTTTAGTACCAAAGTACTCCAAAAACTCTCTATGAGTCATGTGTCCAGTTTTATTGGTTTCGGTTGGCATATCCTCCCATAAAAATAATGTAGACTCATTCTTTTGATCGTCAGTGCCATAGATATTTAGTGCATTTAATCCAAAAAGATTTATGCACATTTCTTTCAAGTAGTCTGCAAAGTGATAAACTTTTATATATGGCCATAGTTCTCTTTCAGCGTAGTCAACAAAAATATTATCTTTTCTGGTAACATCAAATATTCCATATCCACTTGTGCCAGTTATATCCTGAGTGTTTATTAGCAAGTCACCATCATCGCTAATCGCAAAATCATTTATCATAGATCGTTCTTTTAGAACTTGACCATTGATGTAGTTTGCTACTGTGTTTTTGCCTGACTGCTTTCTTCCGGAAATTCCAATAATTTTAACCATTTACTATTCCTTTGATCTGCGGAAAAACATATTTTTTGATTTGTTCTATTGTCATCTCGCCAATGTCTTTTGTAGGTATTTTAGGAAATGACAGTCTATAAAATCTATTTAGCTGTCTCTGTATTTGCACTTTGGATTCTCTGCCTGCTTGATCGTTGTCTAATAAAACTACAATGTGAGTTAATGACAGTGTGCTTAGTTTTGTTTCTTGCTCTTTGCTCAATGTTCTTCCAAAAATGCTCATGCACTGTATGATACCCGCTTCGTGTAGTCTCCATACATCGCTTTGACCTTCTACCAGTATTACTGAGGATGTTTGCTTAATGGATTCGATGGCTCTATGGTAGTTGTAAAAAAAATAGCGTTTGTCAAAACCGGTTGGCGTAATTAAAAATTTGGGATGTTTATATTCTTTTGTCGCTCTTGCAATACATGCTATTATAGACGTTCCGTCATCATTATGTATAGGAATTATGGATCTATCATATAGTTTGGAAGACTTATCGTAACAATCTCCAACTTGAAAGTGACCCAATGTTTCTTCTTTGAATCCGCGAGAAAGAAAATACTTCGATGGGATATCAACACATTTATCTAATTCTATTGGTTCACAACTTTTTACTATATTGTTTTCTTTAGAGATTGTATTTACTATTCTAGCAAAGTCATCTTCTTGAATTACTTCTGGTATAACAACATGTTTGTGTTGTTTGATTTTGAGAAAATTACATGACCATCTTAATGCTTCGGAAAAGCCAACATCTACTCCATTTTGTTTGGATAAATATCCACGTATAATTCCGAAAATATCATTTCGATATTGTTGTTGACAATCTCTAGTCCAGCATTTCCATATACCTTTATCTTTAGAGAATGAAAATGCTCTAGGGTTGTCGCTGCCTTCATGTGCTGGACAATTACAATAAATGTTATCTCCTACTTCCTCAATTTCCATACCTAGACTGCGAAATACTTCTTCGGCACGATTGTTGAGATTATTCTTGATCTTCTGTAAGTCCATTAATTTTAAGCTTAGTAAGAGTGTCTTGATTTACCATGCCAGTGTCACCAACGGGCTGATTTTTAAATTCATTTCTAGTTTTAAGTTCTCGTAACTTTGCGTGAGAACCTTGCATAACCATGTTAATATAGTCCCCATCGTCCAATCCTGCACCGTGCCTTGAGACAATAGGTACTAGTTTTCTATTTCCAGCATTTGGTCCATCTTCTGCTAATTCTTCTGGAGATTTAATTTTGAATATGCTGAATGATGTGCATAACCAGATCAATCTATCCGATCCAGAAACGGCATCTGTGCTTTCTTTTGTTATACCATCACGATTTAATTGGACAAAGGACAAGCATGGTATGTCAAGCTTGACACAAAGATTATGTAATGATGTAATCTGAAAACCAAGTGCTTGGTATTCTTGTATATTATTAGTAATAGAATTGGATGACATTAGTTTAAGATAGTCATATATGATCAAGCAGTCATTTGTTTTGCCATTTTCATCCATTCTGACTTCTTGCATAATCCATCGCTTGATTAGATTAAGTATTTGATCAAAAGGCTTACCGGCTACGCTTACATAGCTATATGGTATAGATTCAATCTTGCTTATTGCCTCTGATACCTTTTGGCGTTTGTCTTCATCGTCTGTGAATTGTCCAGTTGCAATTTCATTGATTGGAACGCCGCTGAGATTCGCTATTAGTCTATTTAGATGATCTTCTTTGCTCATTTCTGTATCAAGCATTAAGACCGGTATATTTTTTGATGATACATTTAGTGCAACATTATCGGCAAAAACGCTTTTACCAACCTTTGGTCTTGCAGAAACTAAGTCTACACATTTTCTACGTAGACCGCCGCCAATGGCTTCATCATACTTGTTAAATCCAGTTGGGATACCAATAATATCGCACTTATTTTCCTCTAGAAAAGTTAAATAATCTTGTGCGCCTTTTCCTATCTTTTCTGGAAGATCACCACTGTCATCTTCTCTTAAAAAGTCAGTTACTGGATTTTCTAATATTTGTATAATCTCGTTTATAGATTCTGATCCAGTGACACTATCTACATCTTGATGAATCTTAGATGTTAATTTCTTGATCTTTCTTGCAAATTCAAACTTCTTAATCTGTATCGCAAAATTGAATACATTATCCTTGTTTACTGGAAAGTCCATTAAAGACTTTATGTATCTAAGTTCTTGATCAGTATTAATGCTATCTGATATATTAAACTGTTCTGCTACCGATAGGATAGATGGTATATCTACCTTCTGATCATTCAAGATTACCTTTTCGATACACTTGAACAGTATTTGATTGTTCAAATTTCCAAAAGTATCTTGGTTAATTATGTCAGATATAGTAACGTAAGCATCAAGACCGTGCTGCAAAAGTCCAGCTAATACAGCACGTTCTGATCCCACATCGATTAACTTTGTTTCCATGTTACCTACCAATGCATCTATTGCAACGATAATATTCTCCATGAATGCATTTTGGATCTTCTTTAAAAGTTTTTCCGCACACGCTGCACTCTACTTCTGCTTTTTTATATGGCTGACGTTTACGTGGTGTACGCTCAAATTGAGGGGTTTCAATATGGCGATCTTCCCCCATATCTTGCCACTCATTTTTTCTAGCTTTCACGGGTTCCTTTCTCCTTACATTAGAATTGTCATCCTGCCTATGCATTGTGAAATCTTCTTTGACGCTGGCAGTTGGCGTTGAAGACTGTATATGTTTGATGCTTTCCTTCTTTACTTCTTCTGGAACGCTAGATACGGTTGGGCTATCACCCACAAGTGCCTTTAACAAAGCTTGTTTTTGCTCATCGTTGAGCATATTTATGAAATCGTTCATGCTCATGATCGTTTGCCTTTCTCAAGTAATATGTCTGCTTTTCTCTTTACTTCAAATACTTTACCGTCTAATGATTGTAATCTAGCTTCTGCTATTTCTCGCATATTTTCTAAAGAGGCGGCATAAGAATTTGTATTTGCTAATATGTGCTTTTTAGATTCATGTTTGGTGTACTGGCCAAATTCTTGACTGTTCTTAACAATCATTTTTTCCATTTGATCATTGCACCAATTCAATGCCACTTTATTCTTATTTATTTCATCTTGAATGTAGGTAGCATAACCATATAGAAGATATGCGGCATCAAAAAGTTCTGCTTGTGTCATTTTCCTTAGTTGCTCAGATGACATATCTGCTACAACCAAGTATTCTTCTCTAAAAGATGAAAATTTTGTATTTGTCAGATTAATATAGTCATTAATTGATGCTATATATTCCGCTAGCTTATCAGATGCCTTTAATTCTTTGTCGCCACTCATCTTCGCTTTCTGAATATTTTAGGGTTATTAACTCAATTCCATTCAACTCACACCAGTTTATCTTATCATCGTCACGCACTTGGCCTTTTATGAAGTCTGCTTTGCTCCTATGAAAAAATGCATTGTACTCATAGTGCTGTTCTCCATGAACCTCAACCCCCAGTTTAATAGAAGGAATGTAAAAGTCAAGGTACAGTACAGATTTTCTGTGTAACGCTGTGCTTCCCGGTAGTTTCACTTCTTCTAGTATTCTATAGCTATTATATATTTCTTTTAATAAGTTTCTTGCACGTATATGATATTTAGACCGCTTACGTTTGTCATCATTGAATACATCATATCCAGTTAAGTTCCAAGTATATTCTTTGCCATTTATACCAATTACTTTCAATGCAACTCCTTAATTTTTTGATAGAGGAAATTAGCAATATCTGGATTGTTATTGATAAATTCTGCGACATTGTTTATGCCTTGAAACTTAAAGAATCTTTCAATGTCCTCTGGAGTTTTATTGACATTATTAGCTTCTAAGACCTGTGCTACGATAGGATTAGAAATTTCATCTACCGCACATTGAATAGTATACCATGCTCCAGAAGCCTTGATCAATCTAAACTCACATGCTATCTGTATAATTTCCTGTGCCTCATCTATACCTATGCCATATTTAATCCAACCTTCTGCTGTGCTATTCGGTCTTCCACCGGCATTAGACGTTTTGATAACCCAGTTTGCTATCTGACCAACGTGAGGGCCAGTATCTTTTGGCACTTGCCACTTGCCACGATGAGTAATAACCATGTTAGTTCCAGCTTGATATTGCAACATATTTCCACAGTCTGCCATCTTTTGTGGCGCATATGGTGATCCGCCAGTATTTGCAATATTGTGCGTAATGCAGATTAATATTGTCTTGTTTTTCATCAATGTTCCGCTGATACGCTTGAAAAACATAGACAAAAGCCTTGGTAACGCATTTCTTACACCCGTGCGTACCTCTCCCTCAAGTTCGCAAGAAGGAACCATATTGGACAATGAATCAGCAATAATCAAACAACCGGAATCATTGTTTATGTAGTACTCAATAATGTTTAAAAAATCTTCTGCTGACAATACTCTTTCATCTGTAGACTCAACTATTAGGATATTATCTGGTTCTAGCCCTTTAATACCATCAAAGTTCTGCTTAGATAGTCTACCTTCAGTATTGACATAGATAACTCTCTTATTTAGCTTTTGACACTTTGAAGCAAAATGTAGTGCGGTTGTTGTTTTACCGCTCTTTGGATCTCCTGTCATTACTACTACAGACCCCTCTCTTATTCCACCGCCAAGAGCTATATCTAAAGCTGGGGATACTCCTATGACACCAAGGTTGTTGATATTTTGCAGAACTTCCGTACCGCTTCTAACAACATCTCCGTATTTGCTGACTATCGAACTGCTTACTGCATCTTCTGAAAATTTTGTATTAGTCTTCTTAACCTTGCTCATAAATTCCTCAAGTGAATAGTGTCATAACAGATTGTGCTTTGTGATAGTCCTCTATGTCCCGACATAATATGCCAAGACCCCTATTTGTTCTTTCACCGGTTCTGTCCTCGCAGTCTATGATACCATGATACCCCATAGAAGTCCACTCGTCAAATGCCCACTTTGGTCCTTCACAATATTGAGATGTATTAGAGACATCATGCAATATGATGGATCTAGGCATATACTGTTTTAGTATATCAGATTCTAACTTGACGGCATTTAGCGTATGATCGCCATCTAATAGTATAATTGAATCCGAATCTATCTCTTTTGTTAAAGCCACAAGGCTAGACTCTTGATATAGTTTTAGATCTAGTGATCCGCGAGATTTTTCACGTATCTTTAGAACAGGTTCTGTAAAACATATATCTATTAATACGCATTTGTTTTGACTTTCTTCACAGCCCCTTACAATGCAAGAAGTCGATACCCCATAACATGAGCCAACTTCTATGAATTTAGAAAATGCCTTCAATGCTAGTATATAATGTTCTATAATTTTAGCATGTCTAATATCCATAGACATTGTATCATTAATGTAAGGTTCAATAATATCATGATATTTCATAAATTCCTCAGTCTGTTAATACTCTTTTTGTTTGATGTAAATGATGCAGATCTAGAAGATAAGGTTTGAGATTCTACTTCTGCATCTAGGTTTATCTGCATTTTTTCCTTTTCATCATCAATCTTTTGTTGATGCTTGGCTATTATCTTTTCGGCCTCTGGATTTACCTTGTATCCTCTGCCATTTTGAATGCCAATGACGAGTAGTTTGTCAAAATCTTTAGACTGTATGGCGGATAAGATTGCTTCTTCGCTGTATTTCTTTTTTAGCTGAACGGCTGCACCGTGCTGCTTTTTCCAGAGCCAGTGTAGAGGATCTCCCTTTGTCCAGAACTTATATGACGGCTTGCCTAGATTCAGCTTTTCTGATCTTCTAATCACAATATACTCAGCAACATATGACTCAAATGTGCAATATTCACCAGTGTGAATATGTTTATATTTATGAGTCTCTGACCATTGTTTTTGATATTCTTGACTAAAAAGCTCTGGTTTATCTTTCTTTTGCATAGTTATATATCAATGCTTCTTCAAAACAGTTTTCAATTGTATCTTTATTTTCTAATTCTTTTATTAGCTCTGGAATTAACCAAGTGGTCTTATTGACAATATTATCTTTCAATATACCTATAGTAAATGTTTGTTTAGTCGATTGACCAAAAGATCCTAAAATAGACTTGGCTAAGTATACACCATCTGAATTGTTTGTGTCAACTTCAATAGAGTGTGACCTATATTGTAATCCAACGTTTTTAATACCTAATTTATGAGTGATGCAATGTTCTTTTAGTTCCATCCACTCAGTATAATCTTTTAAGTATATTTCTGAATCATTACTTAAGGTTGCTCTGATCCACGTTTTATACTTGTCTTTTTTGTATTCTTCAAGCCAATCCGAATATGATGTTATGAAAGTTTTCATTTTATCTTGGTAACACAGTTAGAGTGATTCTTTTTTATTGGTAATCTTTTTTGATCTATCATAGAGGATGCATTTTCTGTCATTATTGTTGCACCGCTTTGACGTACAAACTGCTGTTCGACTATGGTTTTTGGTGCTGAAACCTTATTTTTTTTTATGTGTTTTTCTATAGCTCCAGAAGCTCTATCTAAATCTGTAGCTATTTGTTCTATTGATTGCCCAGCTTTAAACTTTTCTTCAACATAAAAAACTTCAGCTTTTCCAAGCGGTCCTGTTTTAGCCATTGATAAAGCTCCTTTGCGCTCTTGTCATATACAAAGAATTTTTGGTTTTTAGATATGACACATAATAATTATAGGTAGATAAACTAACTTGTTTTAATTTGAGATTAAGTTTAGATTCTCTATGGCTGTCTATGCCATATGGATCGTATGGTTGATTATTCAATATTAATATAGCATATTTAGATTGACTTCCAGTAGTGCTAGTCTGAGCAAAGATTTGTTCAGATTCTTCCTGTACTGGTCTTCCAAGCTTATTGATATATATTTCAAAAGTATCTTTTTTATCCACGTTTTCAATATTATCTGACGAACTGATAAATTTCATTTTTCACCTGTCATAATGTATTTAGTTTTCTGTACTTCTGTCATTTTATTGATATCTTTTTGTGTTGCCGAACCAAAAGAAGAAAAGTACGAAGTCTCCCCCGTACTTTTCTGTGATTTGGCTTCTATTTCTGATCTTTCGTAGCTACCCTTTTTAGACCAATTTCTGTCTGCTAAACTTCCAATAGTTTTGCCGTCCTTCATGAAAGATCCTATGCCACCATATATTACTCTACGCAGGCCGTTTTTTCCACAGCTTGGGCAAGTAATTAATGATTCGTCCTTTATGGACTGATAAACATCTTTTAATTCATGCGAACATTCTTCGCAAATATAATCGTATAACATAAGTCCTCAAGATTCTAATGCGTGTAAAACCGCTCCTAGTATTCCATTTCTTTGTATATCTTGATATCCTAAACCGCACATACCAATACCATGAATATTAGATAGTTTTTCTATGCATTCTAACAGTCCATTTCCATGATATAAATCAGTTTGTTTGGTATCCCCGTTAATCATTACTTTGGAGTTTTCGCCCATTCTTGTGATGAACATTTTTATTTGTTCTAGTGTACAATTTTGAGCTTCATCTAAAATCATGTATGAATTGTGAAAAGTAGATCCTCTCATAGTTTCCAGCGGTTCAAATCTAATTCTACGAGTATTGTAATATAAACCAAACTTATCTCTACCAAGAAAATACTTTAAATTTTCTTCCATTGGTTGTAAATATGGCTTAATTTTTTCTCCTAGCTCTCCGGGTAATGAACCTATGTCTTTTCCTGTACAAACCAATGGTCTTGTTACTATTATAGTATCAATCTTATCTTTTAGCAGATGCTCCGCAGCAACACCTGCGGCAATGAAAGATTTTCCAGTTCCAGATGGACCTGTACAAAATATGATATCATTTTCAATGATAGATCTAATATAATCTTTTTGATTTTCTGTTTTTGCCACTAAGACATTTTGTTTAGGCTCTTGTTTGGATTTTTTATTTT